GGGCTACTTACCAATTGATTTAGTCTGTTTTAATTGTGTGCTCTGCAGCTTCGTAACATCAAGGAATTTTTGAGTTGTTGTATTTAATTCATTTAGTGTCCTCTCTACAATTGTTACGCGCATCTCCAATTTGTTCACACGGTCCCCTGGTGTACCAGGAACATCAAAACCCTCGCGTGTAGCCTGCATTGTCTTCACTAAATCTTTAATGTATTTATTGTTGTAACCGAGCGTTGTAAAATAAGTATCAAGTCGCGTAGTGGATAATTCTTTGCGCAGCGACTCTAAATCTTTCTCTAAATTCGTAACCGTTTCGTCTGTACTATTAATTGAATCCGTAAGGTCGGCAAGTAGCGCGTCCGTTTCGTCACTAAAACACTCAAGCAGTGGCTTATTATCATTCATTTCGGAAAATTTCGTCCGCTGGGCTTTTACATACAATTCACCTCTTTTCTTGCGGTCAGCGGCTCTCTGCTTCTGTACATCGGCAGGCATCTCGTATTCTCCTTCTGGAACATTTGAGGCGTAATTTTGTAGAATTCCGTCATCTATCTGTCGTGTAACGTCACAAATGTCACTATCCAACCCGTTATGTTTGTCGCGAATTGTTTCACAGAGTTGTGAAGCCGCATCCGCTCGTTTGCTTACGGCAGCAGCACGCTTTGTAAGACTTGCATAATAGGACCGAGTTAAAGCATCTTCATCCTCGTCGCTGAACCCCTCTTTATACGCGGGTCCATATAAGCCACAAAGCCGGCTCAAAACATAGATGAGACCTGTAAACATATAGTAGATAAGAACAATACTTAACACTATGTAAATTATTGTGAAGTATGGAAAGCCTGGCATTCCCCCTAGTTAGGCTCGGGAAATCTATATGAACATCGTAAGGATGACCAGTGTAGTCATAAATTCGCTGCGCTCTCGAATTAACGGGGGTCCTGAATCATCGCGTATAGCGGAGACGGGCTGTCCGACAATTTTTGTTTATAGATATCCACAACCCCGACCTCCCGTCGTAGTTCCAGTAGATGTTGTGCCGACACCAGATTCAATTACAACAGCCAGGCTACGTGAAGCTACACTTACCGCTGCTAACAGCCCAACAAATCCAGATACGCGTTTTATTGCCTTTTTCCCGCCACCCGTGCCGCCACCACAATTTCTACAAGTGAACCTTCCACGAGTTAATTACGAACCAAAGGCGCGTACGACCGGCTGCCGTTCGAGAACATGGGACACATCATAAAAATATCTCCCGTAGCAATAGAAATGCCTCTCTCGACTGTAGGTATCCGTGACTCTTCCTTGACGACCCTCAAGCGCAAGCAGCGCGCCCTGGCTGCGTGGCGTGCCACATCAAATTTCCCCGTAAACGGTTCCGCGCGTCCCGAGCAAGCGGGTGCGCAGCCTCAAGCGACGTCCGATGTGTCTGTAAATGCGCGCCAGGGTGCTGCTCTGCTGAACTGCTGCAGCTCAGCGGTCGATGACGGCTACGGCAAGCAGGCGCCCGCGACAGGAAACAACCACAACTTTTAATTATACCCTCTTTCAGAGTTTAAAATTAAAAACAAGTCCCGGCTTACTTGAGCGCTGAACGACACATCCAGAACATTACCATCGCAGTTACACCCTGGAAAACACCCGCCAACGCCGTTACCGCCGCTAGAGAAGCACCACCCTTGGTCTTCGCGACCACCTCATAGGAGAAGAGGAGTCCGCCAAAAATGATTACCGCCGAAAGACCCGCCGCAATCGCCGCCGCTAAGTAAAAATAGCACCACGAACGCGCCCACCGGGGAGGGGTATCAAGATCGAACATTGTTTATACTTACACAAGTGAAAAATATTAAATGTGATATTTTCTTTTCTTTTTAGTTTAGATTGTTTGTTTATGGTTTAGTCTGTTTGGTTTACACCTTGCCAGGCGCCTTGCGGACAACCTTCTTCGGCGCAGCCGCACCAGGAGCCAGCTTCTTGGGCAGGGGCGGCGCCTCAACGACGTCGTCCTCCTCCTCATCCTCAACCTGAGGCGCGGCGGCAGTGGCGTAGGTGCGAGCGGCAGGCATCGCCGCCTGAACGACATCCTCCTCCTCGTCATCATCTGCTACGGCGAAACGATTCGCCGGTGCGGCACGCTTGACCGCCACAGGCTTCGCAACGGGGACAGCCTCATCCTCGTCATCGTCGAGGATAGCACACCCGCGCATACGGTTAGGAATGGACTCCATACGCGCCTGCTCACCCTTCCAACTGGCACCAAACTTGCCACCGGCGAACCAGAGACCAGTGCACTTGATTAGGAACGTGCCCTGCGCGCCGCGTACGAGTAGGTCCTCAACAGAGGCGTTCTCGATACGCTGCTTGTTCGCATCGTAGAACTGCGTCTTGAAGGTGCCGTTCTCCTGCTGAAGCTTGATCTTGAGCGTCGGCGGGTACGGCTTCGGCTTGCCATCACGGTCAAGCGCAATCTTGATTGACGGCGTGTACAGAGACTTGACAACCTCACGCAGGGTATCAGCCTTCATCGAGCCAGGTGCCTTACCGAGCCACGCCATACTGTTCTTAACAGCAGCCTCCAGTACGGCTGCGTCGAACGCGGTGAGCATCTCGTGGAACGCCTGAACCTTGGGGTTCTCCTCGAGACCACGGAAGCTTACATCAACAGAGTAGCTTACCGGACCAGCCTTGTCAAATACATTGAGCCCATAAGGGAGAGGCATAGATGCCGTCTGCGTGAGGAGGCTGCGGCGACCGTCATAGGACAGGTCGACGAGCTTCGCGCCGCTATCTAGAGTCTTCATATCGCCGAAAGTCAGCTTAGTTACGTCAAAGGAGGCAGGAGGTACAATGTTAGAGCTCATTTTGTTTATTTGTTTAAACTCTATGACTATACCAACCGGGTTCAATCACTCGTCAATTTTTGGGGGTTTGACCAACAAAAACTGAGAAGAAACACGTATTTATTCGGGTGGGGGCGGTAAAGCCAATGGTGATGGCGGAATACCAGCCAAAATTGTGTTGATGTAGGTAAGGGCGTTCAGCGTCATAATTGGCAATTCCTCATTCGTCATAACACGATAGCGCTCATAGATTCCTGGCGTCGCCGACTCGAAGAGCCACGGGTACATTTGCGCACACTGTCTGCTAACCATCGTCAGTGCAGTAACAATATACATTGCACCAAGTACACGGTCCGATTTATCTTCGGCAGCGCTGACAAACATTCTTATTATATCCATGTTCGTCTTCCGCAAAAATTCGATAGAGCGATTTGTCACAATATCGCGTATAGGATATCTGAACGGACGCGCCGGCGGCGGTATAATTATACTACGTTGCGCATTCGTAAGCTCTGCGCGATGTAACCAGATATCATAGAGTTCAACATAGAAACAACGAAGTCTGTCAACGGTCAAATTAATGAACCATTCGGGGTTTGTATAATAGTTTAATTCATCTATTTTCTGAAACATGTCGGTCACTTTGATATGAAAACGTTGGTCTGGTGTAGCCGCATCAATGGGCGTCCATCGAGTGTCAACCCCCTTCTTTCGGCACCAACGAATGTAGCGTGACATCTTTTTACGGGTCTCATCAGAAAACGGTGTCCGCGTATAGGGATTTAATGGCTCTTCTGATTTTTCGAGTAACGATGAAAGAGAACGAACATCAAATGCATATATCTGTTTATCGGCAACCTCAAAATAGGAAAATAGATGCTCGCCACTGAGTCCGCTGATATCTTCCATAGAATAGAAATCGGTCGTGTTTGTGCTTTCACGGGTGTATCGCGCCGGTCCCTGTCGCGCCCTTATGCGTAGACGTCCACGGAATGCCCACCACTTTTGTACTTTAATAGCACTAGGCGTCATATCTACGATTGGACTTACTGTCATATTAGTTTTGTCTTGAATGGCGAGTTCAATAGCAGATTTGTATTGGCGTGGGAATTTATAGTGGACTCCGCAGTACTCTCCGTGGGAAGCAGGATTTGGGCAGCGCTGGTCGGGGTGCCGTCTAGAACGGATATTCTTACAAACGGGAGGCTCCATGTTTTCCTATACTGGTCTGATTATTTATGTTCTTTTCATAAAGCGCACATAACTAAGAAAAACCGAACTTATCGTCGGAAAGTCGTACGCGAGGGTCCAATTTGGACCCATTTTGAGAGCCGATGTCCCAAAAATTGACATCCCATCCGGTTCTAAACCCATAGTCATAGTGCGTTAAAAAGCCACTCAAATAAACCCGGACATCAATATAAAATGAGCTCTACTAAGAACACTAAGATGTCTACCGTGCCTGCGAAGAAGGCGGCGCCTGCTCCCAAGAAGGAGGAGGTCGCTGCCGTTGTGCCCGCGCCCGTTGCCGCCGCCGCCCCTGCGGCGAAGGGCAAGAAGGCTGCCGCTGCGCCCGTCGCCGTTGCGACGAGCCCGGCGCCCGCCGTTGCCGCCGCCGCCGTGGCGGTTGCCGCGGAGCCGGTTGAGGAGGTCAACCTCGTCGCCGAGTTCAACGCTCAGGTGACGAAGGTCAACGACCTCCGCAACACGCTCGGCGTGGTTCTGGCTGATATGAAGAAGCTGGAGAAGCGCCTGGCGCGCGAGATCAAGAAGGCGGGTCGTCGTCGCCGCTCGAAGGTCCCGCAGCTTGATGAGGCGGGCAACCCGCTTCCCAAGAAGCAGTCTGTCTTCACCAAGCCGCAGAAGATCACGGACGAGCTCTGTGTCTTCCTCGGCAAGGCGAAGGGCACTGAGATGAGCCGCTCTGACGTCACCCGTGGTATCATGGACTACGTCAAGGCGCACAAGCTCAACAACAAGCAGGACATCAACCCGGATGCCGCTCTCCGCAAGCTCCTCAAGAGCACGGAGGCGGAGAAGGTGACGATCCTGAACCTCCAGCGCTACCTGAAGGGTCACTACGTCAAGGCGCCGGTCGCGGTTGTCCCTGCGTAAATGACTAAACTGTAGTAAAAAATAAAAAAGAGACGAAAAAAATAGTAAACATATAAAAAGAAAAGAAAACACCTGTCCATTTATTTTTAACAAATGACACAGGTCTTTTAGCTCAGTAGGTAGAGCGTGCGGCTGTTAACATGTGTAACAATCACCGCAAGGTCGCAGGTTCGAACCCTGCTTGGACCGATACCATTTAGTCTTGTTATACAGCACTAAATGGTGTTATAGCTCAGCGGTAGAGCGGGGGTCTTATGAGCCCTAGGTCACGGGTTCAATTCCCGTTAGCACTACTCCCTTTTTTACTACACATTCATTTATCTTTTTATTTTTGTAGAAAAAGATAAATGCAATTTCATTTTATTCCGAGAATAGCGCCCACCACTCGGTGTTCCAAGTCTGATGCCGCCGCCTAAATTCATCAAGTGTGCCAGGCTCAGGTGCCTGAAAGCCCGCCTTCCACTTTGTCCATTGTACACCCTCCATTAGAGTGGACGGGTCGTCATTTTCGCCGCTGAGAATCGCCCGTGCCTTTTTTAACATTTCGATATCGGTGCCGAACTTGGCGTGATCCTCGGTCTTGCGCCAATTACTAAACGTATGCTTTGCCCAAATGGCTGCAATCGACTCGTGCCGCTGAATACTGTGTAGAGCCGTTTTCCAAGCGACAATAGGCAAAGCCGGTGTATAATCGGAACCCAAGAGTACACAGAAGTCTATGAATTGGGTTGTGCTAAGTTTCAGCGCTGCGCAAATCTGCACAGGGTCGTATTCTGACCATGCATCGCCTGGACTGACAGACACATGTTTTGGCACAAGAAGTTTACAGCCGCGCGGCAAGAAATCGAGGTCGAAACTCATAACGGCGTCCAGAATACCGCGCCGAACCCAATACGCAAGTAGAGTGTCGGCTTCGCACGTGGGATTGATAAACATTGAGCCGGTCGCGTACAGAAATTGCTTGATTTCATCTTTGACTTCGTAGGGCAGACTCGGAAATCGTGATTCCAAATCGTGAATTTTTTCCGCCAGAATTTCACGATTTGCCAAATCCGTTTCATGATTTAGCGATTGCCGCAGCTCCTCACAAAGATCGTGCGCATCCTGGCGGTCAGATTTACGCTTCTGAGTCACGTAGTCTTTTTCCGAAGGTGGCTTACCGTCAAAGACATAGACGGGCGTGATACCCAGCTTCTTCAATGCGGCAATCTGTTCGGCGATGACTTTCAGGGGCTGTAGATTGTTTGCGATAGCGCGATAAAGAAAACACTGAATATCAATCCCGACGCGAAGTCCCCGCCACGTGTCCCACTGGACGGGCTTAATGCTGTTGGGTACTGTCTTTACTAGACAGGTTTGCAGTCCGCGGATACCCATTGCGTTGTTGTTGTTGACATCTTTGTTTTCGAAACGAAGCTGTCAAGTTTCTAGCACTTTTATAGGAAGACATGCCCCAAACACGTAAAATCAGAATTAAGCGCAATCCAAATACACGCGTCTTTTTTATTCCTCGTAAAATGGAAGAGACTGGACCGCGTCAGCCCAGCTCAACGCGTAAGAATATACGATCTAAGATGAATGCCGTTTCCCGGATAAGCAGCAAGGAACACACACGCCGTAATAACGTATCAAAAGAAAATGCTATGGCGGTTGCACATCTTTACGGTAAAGCCGTACATCTTAACACTCTACGAGAGATGATTGAGATGATTGAAAAGACGTCGCACGTTCGCAAGATTAAGAATGCGACCATAAAGAAAGTTATGAGGAATTTTGGCGAGCAATAGACGGATTTGTCATTCGCATAGAGAGTGGCTGCGACGTATCGAGTCCGCGGCTCATCGCAATCATAGATTCACGTCTCTGTAACCACATGTCACACCAGCGCTCTGTATTCAGGGTACCGGCGAGCCATTCAATGAGGAACCCCTGCATGTCGTGTGCCAACACAGTCTTGAGAATATAGTATGCAAACACATTTGTATCTTCAACCCAGACCTGCGGCGCCCGTGCCAGAATCTCAATCGCCTGTTGATTCTGCCACTCACGTTGTTTGACCCACGTCTGTGCTGTTACATCATTGGATGGTGCATGTAATACCGACCACATCCATTCCGCGTTTAACTCGGTTGCAGCCTCAAAAAGAGCGGACGAGAGAGTGCCACCGCCCACAGACTGCTCTAAACAAGTCTGTGTACCGTCCACTATAACTGCATCCCAATTCAATGCATGAATACATTCGTGTAGGAGAACACGGTCCCATTCCTCGATACGAAACAAAAACACCTCTGGACTCCCTCTGTACGCCCAACCACCATTAACTTCCGCGCGTGATGGAAATATGTCACCAGCAACGATACGGTCGGCAGGAAATCGCCACCAATTTACCTGAAATCCGGCGGGTGCACCTAAGAAATGTAAAATTCTGAACAAGTGAAGTAGCTCTGACTCCGGGCTATCGCCAAATAGCGTCAACCTATATGTGCCGTCCGTATAACAACGACAGACCGTATCGGGCGCCAACATATGCTTTGCTATTAACCCATCATCCCATCGCTCATTACGTAGCGACAGCAGCCTTTTTTGCTCTTCTGGGTTTAGGTTTGACTTCTGCTTCAGGTTCAATAATTGTATTCCCTTCTCCACTTGTACCTCGTTTCTTAGCCTTTCCAGCTCCCTTTGGGGCGGCGCGCTTAGTTGCAGGTTTAACGGTGGCGGCGTCTGCTGCCATAACCGCCGCTTGAGATTCCAAATCTCCGACTCCATAGTCCTCTATCGGTAGACGAGATTCTAATTCACGTAGCACTGTCTCGTTTTCTGCCTGGGCTGTGCGCCAAAACGCAAGACAGATATCAAGCAGCATTTTTTCAAGTGAAATAGGATTACGATACGATGTATTTGGCTCAGTTGCCGCAATAACAGCGATGGCTGCGCGAAACATAGGAAATGTGCAATAGGAGTTCAAGAGCGCCGTCTCTACAGCCGCACAGTACCCGTCCAAGAATTCGGTACCCGTCTGACAGAGACCTAAAAAATCGTAGACACGTTCGCGGACCCACAATGCTGTTGCGAGCGGTGGTACAGCGATTTTCTTTAAAGAAGCCCGTATACATCCACGCAGAATCTCTACTATTAGGCTATTATAGCATTGCGATACCATCTGTGGATAGGTTTGCTCTTCAAGGCATTTTTTACCCCAGCGCAAGAGCGCCGCCGGTCTATCCATGCGCCCCTCAAACTTATCATATGAATCAGCAATCTGCGGACATGCCGCCCACGTAACAGCCCATTCTTCGCGCGTTGGTACGGGAATACGAACTCGCACAAAGATGTCTTCCACAACGCTTAGCGATCCTGTAATTTCGCGCGCGCACAGCCAGACCATACCCGTCCCACCTTCAGGACAGATACGGGTCTCCAGAATCCAGCGTAACCTGACAGCCGCCGCAAGGCTCAGACAGTGCGCCCGTCGTAGAATTACTAGCTTGCGCTTATTCGTCTTGAGCCCCGCAAATACGTCGCCCGCGGAAAATAACATAGAGAGAACCTCAACCAAAATCTGCTTGTCTTGCATAGACATATCAGGGATATCTATTTCAAAGTGGTACGGACTACAGTAGACGCGACATTCATAATCGTCACCGACCTTAAACATACGCATGTCCTTCGGATACACCTCCGCTTCAGTTATGTGTAGGCTGTCAGCTATCATTTTACGCGCTGCCCGTGTTTTGCCTGTGCCAGGAGGTCCAATGAACAACCAGGGGAAGTGGAGGTTCGCCATTACTTTTGCTTAGGGACAAAACCTTTACGCCCTAATCAAAAAATCAAATCAGTAGAGACTTAATCAAGTCCCGCCATTTTATACAATATACCCCAATCCGCTTCATCCATATTTTCCAACATCTCAGTCCACTCTTCGGGGTCGACAAGCCCCTCTTTCACCATTCGTTCATACATACCAGGAGTCCAGCGAGTAATTGGTTGATTGGTAGGAACATCTTTTGCCAGCGCCGCCTCGCCAAAATTTGCAAGCACTTCACCCTTAGTCATCGTTGGTCTAACCGTGTTGTAGAGCGCATTCGCCTCTTCATAGAGAGAAGCCATGTCCATCAAAGCGTTCGGGGCACCGCTTGAATCGCCGCACGCAGAAAGGCAGCCGAGAGAAATAAAGATTCCTTTGCGTATTCCTGTCTTCTGATACACCTCCTCAATGATTTGGTCTAGGCTCCAGTCATCGCGATTTATATTTTGCGATACAAGACTATTATCTTTATTTGTAAACTCCTGTATTTGAAAAATTGGAACGTCGTCTATACGATAGACGCCATAGTCGTTATCTTGTACTGCAGAGCGAGTCATTCTCTCTGGATCAATATTGTTCATTGTATAGCTGATATTTGGATACATTATGCGCTCAGAGCCCGTCCTATACTGCGCAGCACGCTTCATATCCGAAAAGATGCTCATCATGGGCTTCTTAGATATGTGCGGCTTCACATCACTTTGGCTGTGTAGGTACATGTATTTACGAATATCGGCAAGTCGAGCTTTTATGTTTATTAGCCGGTTATTTGAAGTACACATATAATCACCCGGGGAACCAAACGTCACTATGTACGTATCGGCAGGTATCTCAATTGTTTGTGCTATCTTCCTTTTCTTTGCTGACGCCGGAGTCTCTACACACGAGTGTGCACGAATAACATAGACGGGCAGCGAAGACATTTCCGCAATGAATCTCTGCGAAGCACGCTTATTAAACCCACTTACATTCGCAGGTTTATTCATAAATTTAACAGTTCCCATAACGCGCCGCATAAAATTCTTGTTGCTAGCAAGCTTCTCCGCAAGTTGGTGGCGCTTTCGCGTCGTCCGTTTGCCGTTGTTGGGACTCCATTCGGGCTCGTAATTTGGAACAGCGTTGGCTGGCGCCCCGTTCGTTGGTGCCGGACCCGGAACCTTTGACATCCTATTTACAGGTCTGAATTTTGAATTGCGCAGGGGTTAAACCAAAGTGGCTTTAACCAGTGTAGAGAGATGGAATTCTGTATTCCATGGCAACGGTGGAACACCGAAGACATACATTATGGTTTACATCAAGTTAATACACGCATAGAAAACGGACTATTTGTACCAATTTATTACGCAAATCAGAGTTTACGGTGTCAGGCGATTCATGTCCTCACACCAGCACTCGACATCAGTACAGTTGAAAATGGCAGCAACGGGGTTTTTCTAAAAGTCACCTTATCGGCAGACAGCGAATTTGGTAAACGGCTCCTAGAATTTGATGAAAAAAATCTGGCGCAAGCAACAATTAATAAATCGCTTTGGTGGACAAATAAGCAATCAAAACTCTCATATGAGACCGCCGTAAAACGCCTGCCATCAGGCATCGAGTGGAAAATTCAAATTCCAGATTCAGGAATTTTCACCTGTTTTGACACGAAACGAAAATGCTGGTATGCATCCAATGAATCCGCCCTTCAGGGGCGCGAGTGGAAACTTGTCGCACGCACATCTGGACTCTGGATTGATTCATCGTCATTCGGTATGGAGTGGAAACTGATTGGTGCCTTTGTAATATAGCGCGTATCCCGGTTTGTAATATTAAAATTCTATAGTAGAAATGGTATCAAATAGTTCTATTATTATTTTTTTTACAATTAACGGAACCATGATACTATTAGGAACAGTATCACACGCGCTATTAAAACAATATGACTACACATTTATGCCAGTCTTTGTATTTAACATGTTTATAATGACTTCTATGGCAGAGGCAATTAGAAACTCAAAAGCAGACGTAGAATTTATTTCTAAGGGTCAGCGTCCTAGTACATTTAACACAACTGATTATATTAAGACTATCGTGGCAAATTCGTTCAGTTATTACGTAATAACTCACGGCATTCTTGATAAAACAGCTGAAACGAATCTACTATATTTTATACCAATTTCGTTCCTATACGAACTGCTCTTAGATTTGTGTCATTATAGTGCGCACAGAGCCCTTCACTCGGTTCCTGCTCTGTACAAATACATCCACAAAAAGCATCACAGTGAGCATTATATCCAGGTCTATACGAGTTTTAATCATACCATGTTAGATTACTTCTTAACCAATACAGTGCCACTCGCTATAACATCCTATATTGTGCCTATGAGCCCGCATATGTTTACTATACAATTCTGCTACAAGGTATTAGTTGAAATTGGCGGTCATTCGGGCAAATTTGCTAAAGCAGGGTCATTTCCGCAATGTATATGGCTCCCTTTGTTCTTTAATATTGCACTTTCAAATGTAGACCATAACGAACATCACATAAATCCGATGGTAAATTTTTCTAAGCGCTTCTCTATTTGGGATAAATTGTTCGGGACCTATGCCGATAAAAATCACGTGTAATTTGACTCTTCATGTTAAACATCAAGAATCAGATAAAATGTAAATTTAACTGTTAGCCACGATATCGCGCAAGTTCGACACAGTTACCGTCGCAACAGAGACACCAATTAGAGTACCGGGGAGCAACACTAACATCATTACAGCCAGTAAGAACTGTATAAGGTAATCGGGGTTGCTTGAAAAGTAATAGAGCGCCAGTCCGTATGCAAAAATAGATGCTGTCACAGAAAACGCAATGATGATAGAAAGTAGCTTAGTATTATTAGCGCTATCCTTCTGGACCAGCGTTCCAAATGTCGCGACAACAACTGTAAACAGAACAACGCAAATTGAAATACCAATTACATATATGGGGTTCATCCTATCTCATACTACGAAAGGCTTTCGGGGAGAATCCACCAAAAAGCGCTTTTTTGGTCATCGGGTGGGGGTGACCCACGTTATTGGACAAGAATACGCCAATAGACGCGAGTATTAAGCCACTCACCACGACGGGAACTAGCACACCGCGCCAATACGTCATATTCAATTCTTTATCTTCAGCCATTTCCCTACTAAGGTGAAAGTTTTGCTGCCACAGCCTTAGCAGCTTCGAGTGTCGCGTCGCCCAAATCTTTACACGCCTTTATCTTAGCATCACTAATAGCTGGAATTAGAGTCTGCTCTTTAATTACAGTCGGAACATAGTCTTTGTAGATACGACACAAAGCCCAATATCCAACAACGACAATTCCTAGAACAGCGAGCGCCACCGCAATCGCCGTCGCTAAAATCTCTTCAATATCACGAGGACGCACACCGCCTTGTACAACAGCATCAAGTGGTTTATCGAGCGCTGCCGAAGCATCTAATTCATCGGCGAGTGTATTACTATTTTTCTGATTTTTGAGATAGACCGCCCCCTCTTTGACGTCCGTCGTCGGGTCAATTCGTTGACACTGTAAAGCCCGCGTAAGATAGATATCATCGCCCTTGGATTTTCCAGCAGCAGTAGGAACACCAACAGTAATTTTTGGCACAATCATACACATAGTGCGACAGCGGTCAAGTGTAGGAACCAGAGTGGGTGTAGGTGGTTCAACGTTATTGGCAAAATTTGTACTACGAAGACGATTTGCATCGGCAGCCGAAATATAGGCAGTACCGAGAACAAACCATGTTAGGCTAGCGTTCACATCGTTACACTGTGGTGCACCTACAGGGTTAGTCACATTGCGTCCGCGTAAATCCATTCCCTTGTACATCAAGACACGCGCATTCGTCGCAATAATTGTTTCCAGGGAAAAGCCGCGTTTGGTTGGATCCTGATTCGCTAATTCGTTAAAATACGACATTGACTTCGTATCATTAATTGTTATCGGTATAGCCACCGCAACTTGCTTTGATGTATCTGTTACTGTGCGAAAATACAGATTCATTTCGAGATCGTACGGTGTATCCGTCAAGAAATCACGATGCGCACCCTTGCGCCATATGACAGTATCATATAGAGCGTAATTTGTCTTATTGTATGTAATAGAGGCGAGTGGAGACTCGTCAACGCCGAGCCCGTCGGCAACCGTTCCTCTGTGAGTGTACCCCTTTGGACCCGCTGTTGGTGCTACAAAATTCAATGTACATGAAGAGCATACTGCTAGGTCTGATGGCTTCAAATTTCTGGGGGGGTAAAACGGGGTCTCACCGCAAGACAATCCTGTTGCTGGGTCCCTGAGGGCCATTCTCCTTATCTCTTTTGTGTTAAATAATCAAATCAAACAACCGGTATGTATCTGGGCACGTTGTAGCGATACACAGTTGAAACAAACGTTTGACCTAATTGTGGAACCGCCACAGTTTCACCGCTAAATATCTCATCACATCCGTTATCATCGTCGCAATTACGGTTTTTGTAATTTACAGAGACCTGAACTGGATTGAATCCGTCCGTGCGTGTATAGTAATTGAATCGGTCACGCCCAGTCGCAGTACGACGTCCAAAAAGCGGTAATAGCGTTCTGTTCGGTGAGGCGGACGTGGATGAACCGCCCGCCGCCGTTAAAACACCCATCTGCTGAAACTCTTCAGGATATCCTTGTGTAGGGACTTGAATGGGAATCGCACGAACACCGGGTGGGGGTGTGAAGCCGCGCGTATCCGCTGGGACAGCGTAAGATCGTTCGGGAGAAGGTGGAGAGCGGTAATCACGCCCACCTGTAACCACCTGCTGCTGCACAGGTTCACGCTCCACAACAATTTTGATTTCTTTTTGCGATTTATCGCTATACATATATGCGATAGCAGCAATACCTACTAAGACCAGTACTGCAAATACTATGAATCCGGTGTCCATACAGAAGAATCCAGGTGGACAGATAGCTCCGCCAATCATACGCAGAGTACGTGTTCCGCGACGCATGCTCACTATTTCGCCGCCGCTTTTTTATTCGCCTCCTCCTGTAAGTGTCGGCGTGCTAATTCAACCGGAGTCATCTGCGAAGTAGTGTAGACATCTTTCCAATTCTCCATATTGATAAAATATGCGCTGAGATTTGTTATTTTTTTTATTAGTTTCGCGATAGGATTACCCATATTTTTCTCGACATCGGCGGGGTATTCTGTCGTAAATCCCTCGGGAATATAGTAGGTGCGCTGCTTCTGTAACACAATCAGTACGCCAAATAATATCATGACGATTGCGGCTAGTCCAAGAGCGACAGACTCCATAATCACAAGCCTTACTTCTGATTATGAAAAGGTATTCTTCTTCTACGTCTTACCGAAATTCTCAGCCATCTTGCCGAGTCCACCCATTCCTTCAGCACCAAAGTAGCCCTGGAATGTATCCATCATCTGCTTTCCGTCGCTGATGAGCGGCTTCAGCGTGTGTAGAGTGTTCATGAGCTGTTTTTGCGTGTCAATGAGTTCCTGTGTATCCTTCGTCATAGCCGATATCTGGTTAGGCTTGAGTGACTTGTATGCGTTCATGAACGTCGTACCGGCATCAAGGTGAAACTCAGCATCGTCTGATTCAGACGGCATCTTATACTTTTTACCGAGTTCAAACATCTCGGCGCGCTTGCCGTGGTCGGGTAGGGGTGCGCGGCGCTTCTTCTTCTTTTTCTTCTCGGCGCCAGCATCAGCAAACCCTTCGTAGTTGGCGAACTTCTCCTCGGTCTCCTCAAAGTCTTCTTCTTCGAAGTCTTCATCACCTTCAAAGCCCTCACCCTCTTCCTCAAAGTCCTCGTCCTTCTCCTCAAAATCCTCCGCCTTTTTCACCTCCTCTTCCTCAAAGCCCTCCACCTTTTTCTCCTCCTCTTCCTCGAAGTCCTCCTCCTCAAAGTCCTCTTCTTTCGACTCAAACCCCTCGAAGCCCTGGATTCTAGCAGTTGACGTCACGCCAAATGGTAGCACGGTGCCCAAAAATGTAGCAAGTCCAGTTAACAAGAGTGTTAATGGTGCCGACAGTCCGGCGCCATATGAAACGAGACCGACGCCCGCCGATAGAATAAACACATCTGTCCGCTGGAATGTACCAGCGAAGGCTACGGCGACGACCAACAGAACGCTGGCAAAATAGATTGCATATTTACCGGGATTTATCTTAGCCATCGGCAATTCCTACATTTAGTGATTAAAAGAAGCGGGAAACTAATTTATCTAAAGTATCGTATACGCCCATAACAGCGCCTGCAGTCAACGCCTTGAGTGCCAATCCCGCCATAGACAAATGACCGCCGCTTGAGAAAGCCCAATGGGCGTATTTCGATAGATATACATCTACGATAGGCTGCGATAGGAGAAAAAAGAGCACAGCAACCACAAGAGGTAGCTTGAAGGCGTCACTGATATGCGCCCAAACGTTCTTCTTTGAGCTAGCAGGCTTTTCGGCTTCTACCGGGGCAGCAACCGGCTGCTGATACATCATAGAAGGGTGTAACATCTCGCGCCCCCTATCGCGACCTTCATTAGCCATCATCTGCGGTGGCATCTGCGGCGGCAATTGGTACTGTCCTGGCGGAGGCATAGCCTGGGGCTCACCACCGGGAGTTTCCTGCTCGTCACCGGCATTCATCTCGCGAATGATACGCTGGACACGCTCCTCGTCGGATGCCTGGTTGTCCGGAATATTGTTGCTCTCAATATTTTCCAGAGGCGTACTTGATGGCATTTACGATAGGTCGGGTAATTTGAGCAAAAGGCTTTCCGCGCTCGCTCATGTCGCCGCAAAAGAGAGCGTGTCCACTGTCTTTGTTTCCGGATCAGTGGGGCATTCCACCGCTTTTGCTTCAAACTGATGGCACTTTTCGCCAATTTGATATACGGAGCCGCGAATCTGAGTTACCGGAGGTCCGCGTAGAATTACACAATCTGGACCCTTACACATAGGGCGAATGAGTGCGGCTAAACCAAATCCCAATACACAACTCACAAGAATGGCGACTCTTTCATCGGCTATCCACTTAGCATAGTCCATAGTTCCCTATTAAATGACTCACTTGCTTTTTATAAGTGTGTGTATAAGTAGGGTGGAATGAAACTATTTGAAAGTATTCACTTCTTTCCGTTTCTGTTATCCTTTGCGTTCGGAATATTCTTCGTCTACATTTTGAAGCCTGCGCCGCTCATCATAATGAAATACCCGAATCTCGAGAACGCCGGTAAACTGATTTATAAGGATCGCAACGGTACCTGCTTCGTATATGAAACGAAGGAGGTAGATTGTAATAAAAACGAAGTGAAGATTCAGGCTATGCCGCTAGTTTAAGCATCTGTAATCGGAACAACCCGGTCCTTTGCCAAAGTCAAATACTGGTTCAGTTTATAGACCGGATAGGGTGCATTTCTATCATCGAATGACATCGGTAAAAAAAGACGTCTCTTAGCCACGGTAGGCAACACTTCGCGATACGCATATTGTGTTTCACGTAATGAATGTTCAACCTTTGCCAAGTCACTTTGAAGACGCCCAACTGTCACGGCGAGCGCAGCGCGACTAGCGCCCGGAGGAGCAGACCTCCATGTTTCGATAGTTTGTAAAAGTTCATCCTGAATATCTGCAAAATTGGTCTCTATTTCTGCGGCGGCTCTAGCCGAACCATTTCGTAAAGCAGCTACATACTCACCCGACGACTGAACATCTTCCGGCTCATCCGAATTATTGATTACAAATGTGGCGTCGTATCCTCTTGAAACCCGGATGGTTTTGATAGCCACACCTTTTGCATTATGTATTTCAAAAGCAGCGGTTTTAAGGTTCAGTCGTACATTCTGTGCTTTGCGCTTGTATGCTGTTATCACATCTTCAAGAGTATTGACCTTCTTTGGATCTACTGCGCGCACCATGCCTTCCTTCCTATTCTTTTCATAGGGAGAGGAATGGGAGATCAATCGCTCATTTATTTGATAATGGGTCTCGCGGGGCTCTTTTTATCGGGGATTCCGTTCGGAGTCTATATGGGTTTAGCAACGACAATGGGCATCACGGATCCAAATTCATCGTCATTGCTCGTCATGTTATACGTCATAGTTATATTTGTAACATTTCTTGCTTCACTTGGTAGCTTCGCCGCCATACAAAATCAGAATTGCGGAAAAGTTAAAAATTTCAAGCAGATTGCGAGCAACGCTGGAATCAGTACGTTAATCGTAACACTATCTCTATCTGTAGCAGTATTCATACCTTTCTTAAAAAATATAGTGGCTTCGCTAGTAAGCCCAGACATTGAACCGACTGTCAAGGAGGCACTGGGCTACGCGTATTTCCTCTTCTGGGGAGGACTCTATGGCTTCTCAGCGGGCGGCTATATGTCGGCTGTTTGCGGAGATTAAATAAGACCGTAATAGCATATCTTTGTAATCAGACGAATACAAGGATATGAAATTAGTAAAATGTCTAGTGGCGGCGAGTGCTGCGCTTGCTACGGCGCGTGGCGCGGCGCGTCTTGCGTCCACCCTTCTTCGCCGGGGTGCCGAATAGACTCTTGCGCTCACGCCCAGCCTTCTCGATAGACTCCTGGAGGTTGCACGCGGCGACCTTTTCGCGGTTAGCGGCTGTAGCTACTGACATTCCGCGGCAGTTGGGCATCTTTTATACTTATATGCTTTAAAATAAACGCGCCCTACTTGGGTGGATCCGTTCCATAATATACATACTGGGGCTGCTGCCCTGATACATTTTGTAGTACATAGAATCCAGGTACCGCATCACGCTGTAGACCCATCATAGAACTAACTGGTTTCATAAAGGACGGGGCTCCCTGTTGTTGCGCTGCCGCTGGCGGTGCCATCTGCTGAATAGACGGCATCCCTGGTTCCGGGGACATAGCCAGTATGGCAAATTGACTCATGATTACAAGTCCCAGTCCGTACGAAATGAATGCCCAAAAGATAGCGAAGAGCCAGAATGGGAAGAGCGAATGATTTTCACCACGACCGATTCCAAATTCCTTCCATGTACCACCGGGTCTAAACATGATTGTCGGGCGCAAAACCAGCACGACGGCGATTCCAAAAATATAGATAGCGAAGGCAACGGCTAAAATTGGCAGATGCATACCTGCTTCCCTATCAATACGGGCTAAACTTTAGAGGAATTGCTGCGCGCACTTACTCATCTTCGTGGTCGTGCTTCGCCGTATCAAATCCTCTGTCCGCCTCAGGTAACTCACCAAAGTTGAATCCAACGGCATCTTCAGGACCGGCAACAGGCGCGGCATTTGTATTATCAACCACGCCTATACGGTCGCGCTGCTCCTGCAAAAAGTCCCACATATCGGCGTTGTAGCCCGTCAAATTCTTGGCGTTACCGATGCCCCAACGACCAATTTTGAGACCCTTCTGAACAAGCGCAACTGCGCGTAGGTCCGGATCCTTCTCGTCATCGATTTCTTTGATGACGGAATTTTTCTCTTTTTCACGAGCATCCAGAATTGCGAGACGAATCTCCTCCTCGGTCATTCCAAATTGGTCAAATTGCCGGCGACCCTCCGTAAATGTGGATTTGGTCCATGTCAGCAGAATTTTCTGAATCAAATTTTTTTCCGAATCCTTCGGTATCTTACTGTACAGAGGCGATTCAATAAGTAGCAGAGATTCAATAGACGATAGAACTAGCCAGCGCAGCAAATAGCGCAATTCTTCATTGGTTACACCCCACACACTAAACATTGGCATGTTCTGTGTCCAGAATCGCAGCACCTGTCCAAGGTACAGAGCCAGACGCTGGCACAATTCGCTGCTATTCTTACGAATTTCAGGCTTATTGAGTTCCTTATTTGTGTCATGCGTTGCGCCCAAAATTTTATTTATCATTTCTTCGAATTTTGCCGAGTGGCGCTGGCTTATCTTCTTGCCAAACCACTTTGAACCACCAAACAGATAATTGCGTATAGTTTTTACAGAGCCGACACCCTGTCCAAACCATGTCCCTGAGCCAAATATCATTTCACTGAACCCACACGATAGACGCTCAAGACCCACAACCCAGTGTTTCGTAATTTCATTTGGTCCCTGATAAATTGGGTCATCAATTAGACGTTCAACGGCGAGTAGAACCTCTTCTACTTTGCGAGCCACCTGACGCACCTGCGCCTTACCCTGCCGCCCCTCTAACACGTCAAGAAGCCCGTTTCGCAGCAAATCGTATTTGCTCACGAATTGTGCCCACGTTATTTTACGCGCCTCTTCCGATGGCGCAACCTTTCGTTCAAAGTTAGCCGCCATTGCTGTTTCTACGAGCGACCATTCGGCTACGCGCGCCGCCATAAATGGCATATCCGTTTTAATGAACGCGTTCAGCTGCGCAAATATTTCAGCGCTCGTCGGTGCCACGGGTTCAACGTGCGGGTCTACGTGACGCCGCTTGCGTATAGAGCCCAATAAAATATCGAAAGTTCCTTCGTTTACCTCTTTTCCAGCAGCCTTGATTGCCGTCTTTGCCTCTTCTTGTATAGTTGTACGCGGCTCACCCTTACGTTTAGGATTATTATTATACAATTCCTCATCATTGAGGTCGGACATAAGTATCAACGGGTCACGTTTGACACGAAAGCCGCAGTGGCGGCACTCATAGGTATCGGCGCGACGTCCAAATTCGTGAGCCTCTCCTTCTCGCACGCCCTTGAAACAATTTCTCATAAACATCTTGAAATATGCCGAATCAGGCGCTACAGGAACCGAACTAACGGCTTCTGGTGGCAACCAGCGGACCCAGAGATGTGCCCCGTTACATTGTTGGATAGGGTCGCGTTTGCGCAACACTAGTTCAGCCTCTCGTAGTCCAGCCAGTTCCAACTCAGTTGCCGCCTGATTGTAGGTAAAAAGCGAACCATCGCGTACAGCCTGTAGAGGAGAATAGCAGCAAATGGCTTCAGAACGAACTGATGTATCACTCACAAGGCTATTTTGACGAGCCAACTCGTGAGCATTTTGTACGCTTCCAATCGCCAAGTCATAGTTGCGCGTTTGAACAATAGGCTGTAAATCGCCAACAGAGCCATCGCGCGCTTCGGCTAAGATACGGTCAGGAAACAGAGGCTGGCTCGTAATTTCAACAGGTTTCTGATTTTGCACGGGACGAAACGTGAACGGCAGTCTGTCAGCAGATGAGGCGCCACTTGTCCTATCTTTGGTGAATGTTAGGTAAGACGCCGACGCCTTTTTAAGAAGCGCCTTGATTTTTGGCTCATTCGTCATTCTCATCATCCAGTCGCGAACCATGCTTTTACGTTTCTCAGGGCTTGAATCGGTTGCCCACATTGTTCTATCCCATGGCGCCGAGCTACGATTTAGATTCGCAATAACACAGACAATATATTCCATTGCGCCCATCTCTGCCGGATTTTCAGTTTCAATTGGGAAGCCGCCGCGTTTGAACTGACATCCTACAAATGGAAATAATACTTCAGGTAGTGGCTGAATAGTGTGTATCAGGCACAATATATGCGTTGCCGTCACGGCAACTTCTGTCGTAGCTTTAAAAGATTCATACGACGGGCGCACCTTACGTTTGGCTGTCATAGCTTCGTATTCATCCTTTGGCGGGAGCGTTGTGGTGATATAGGCGTACGCAAAATCGACGATTGATTTATACGTCTCTTCGTCAAACGCAAAACCGGCACTCTGTGATAGAACGCGTACCGTGTTATAGAGTTCCTGCTCGATTGGATCCTCAAACGCAAGCGTCTTCTTTTTCAGCGAAATATCGAGAATTGTATCCAATTCATCTTCTGCCGATTTCTCTTCAGCATCAACAGCGCCACGCCCCATAAGGGGTTTGCCTTCATCGTCAAATTCCAAGTGTGTGTCGTACTCAAAATCAGAGATAGGCACACCACAATTGCGGCACACATATTTACCATTAAAGGCGGCGCCACCGTAGTCAAGCAGAATTTCCTTGTGTAGAGCCGGCGCCCGTCCAGGATGTGTGCGCTCGTACAACATCATAATTTCGTGGACGCAGATGAGGTGCGTATTACAGACAGCGCATTCTATCCAGTTATCGGAGCGCTTTCCCTGATAGCGTTTCAAGAAGCGCTGTAGAACCACCTGAAATTTGGTATCATCTTTTGCCATCACTTGGCGGAGCACATCCTTGTCCTTTACGTGCGGGCACGTGTTGATAATCGGTGCCGCCTTGTATTTCGCCAGACTGTAATTGATAGCCGCGATAGTTAGTAGACTGCGACGAACCTCACCCTTGTAGACCGCTTCAGCCTTTTTAAGGTCAGGTGAATTTGTCAATTTTCTATAAAGAATTGTGGTCAACGTGCCCTCAGCAGACGTCATGATATGTTGTGCGCGCGCCAAATCCCAGTCACTCTGGTCAGGATTCATCTCTTCCAGTTTCGCGAGCGCGTCCGCTAGTGGTGGAACCTGGGCGGCTTGCTTGTATACTGTTGAGCTCTTCGGTATACCAGGTCCCACTTCAAAGGGCGTTTGTGGCTCCGCGTCGACAGCTCTCTTAAACGCATCGTATGCGCCACGATAATTTGCCTGTGCCTTTGTTACGGCAGCCCATATTGTGGCAGAAATAGCCGGCGACCATTCATACGACCGTAGTCCAATCGAATCAAGAACACGATTGACGCCGGTGGCACCAGAACTCAAAAGGTCAGCGGGGTGAATGTTATTTTCCAAGTTGAATTTGAGCCAATCGGTAATCTTGATTGTGTCGGCATCAGCACCCTCCGCAGAAGCCAAGTTCTTAATTAGCTTGACACCATTTTCAACGTACACCTGTTCATTATTCGTTATGAATTCGAACGGCTTCAAAAATTTGGTGACTTCACTAGCACGGATGTCTTCCGCAATAGAACCAGAAAACTTTACCGGTCGCCACGTTGCACCGATATGTGCGGGCAGCAACAAATAGTTCAAAGCAGTGCCTGGATCGCCTGGAGCAATTATGTTTTGGTTTTTGGTTTTCAATGAACTCAAAACACGAACCTGGCGAGTTTTTATACCGGTCACATTTTTATCGTCAACTCCTTCTGTAATACCTAACCGCGGATACCCGAATACGTCTTCGGTGGGCGCAACGCTGCGCAGCACATCTTGGTCCGCCACGACCTCTTCACCTGGGCGCGCCGCCGCACTCGGTACAAGTATATTACCTTCGCGGAACAATACGTCATACAAATACGAGTACATCAGTGTACTAATCTGCGCCGCGCCTGCGTCCTGACCCGCTAAATAGGCTAAGCTGGTTCTGTAGTTGCGTAATTCGTGTGATAGCCATTCGCGGAAGTCGACATCGGCAAGCATTTTCTCAGGTGCCTCCAAATCACCTGTTTTGTCATAATACAAGATGCGCTTGACCGCAAGAACAGGTATGATAGACGAAATGGGGGTTCCTAGTCGCGACAAAATCGCTGCAAGTGACTCCGCTGACCTGATAAAAGGGCGCAGAGAGCCATCAGGTGCGGTGACTGACGCGGCATGTTTTAGCGCCAATAGAAGTTCCGTTTCACGAGCAAGTTGACGCAGAATTGTGGGATTCTTTTGCTGAACCTCAGTAAAACTCTTTAACAGGTCGATGTACATATCCTCACGCTGTATGGCTTCAGGGTAGGCTCGCTCGGCAGTGGGAATCTCCTCAACCATTGCAGCGGGAAGAAGCCCTTCCAAGAGCGACAAGTCATATTCGTCCGGGAGCCCCTCTTCCTCAACAGCGGCTTCACCAGAACCCTCGGCGGTATCATCTTCGTCCAACTCGGCACTGCGTAAACGAATTACACTGATGGGCGCAGGCGGTCCGATAAAGGCAAAATCGATGCGACGACCATCAGTCAAGAGGATAGCGTCGTTTTCATCATCATCTTCTATCTTTGCTATGATTGCCGGCTTATCGGCGTCGATTTTTTGACCCGCAATATCGAAGAATTCCAGGCGTTCACCTTCACTCGCCCCCAGAATGGCTGTAAAGTGCGGGTCCATGCGTTTCGCGTGTAGAACAGCTTTAGTGATTCCAGTTCCTTCAGCAAAGTCGCCGTCTTCACCGAAAGGAACATTGGTGGCGCGGTCAGTGGCATTAAATGACTGAATGCGGCACAAGTCAGCATCGCGATATATGATTTTACCTGTAATCTGACCAAACGTGCTTGAAGTCAGGGTCCAGATATCACCCAATTCAAGAGTTGTTTCCTCTTCGGTCGGGACGCTCATCGCTATCAAATATGATTTTATTTGTGGACTGAACTGCCGAACCTAAAAAATTGAACTGAC